ATTTACCCCCCCCCCGTTCCGTTCCCGCCGTTCCCGATCCGTAGCGCCCGGCGCCAAAGACCCTACCAGCCGAAGGGTCTTAGGTTAGCACCTACCAACCGGGCCGGTCGGCAAGTTAGTAAGCACTTACCAACCACCGGCCTTTTCGTACCGTCTAGCTCGCCCTCGCCCTTCCGTGGCCTAGCGCGAAGCGCGTGACTCTCGCTTTTCTCGTACCGTCTAGCTCGGTGGGGGGGTCGAGGCGGCGGGGTGGGGTGGGGAGGGGTATGTACTACTGGCCCGCCGCCTAATATTTCACCGAATCGATCCCTCAGCTTAAGGTAGGCAGCGGAACGATCCCTCAGCTAAATTAGAAGCAGCTAAGTACCTCAGCAGCTAAGTACCCCAGCAGCTAAATATCCAGCATTCTAACGACCCATCAACTACCAACCGAAATCCCTTTACTTTCTCTCTGATCTATAGTACTATCCCCTAATTGAACAGAGGAGCGTAGAATGGCCACTACCAAACCAGCCCCCAAGCCCGAAGAGCAGCCCGAGACCGAAGTGCCGATCAATGTGCCCCCGCCCGAGCCAGCCAAGCCCTTCTACCCATTGGGCGAGGGCAGCGAGCCAATCTGCCCGGAGTAAGACGTGAGCGTCCAAGAGGACAGCCGTAGAGCAGCGCTCTGGGCCCAAGCACAGGCCCAGAGCGCCGCCTACTCTGCCCGTACGACGCAGGTCTACGCCCAGCTAGTCCTCACCCGCCCCGGCAATATTTGGTCCCCCAACAGTCCCGGCTCAGCTGACAGCGGTTCCCCCATCTACGGAGGCAGTTTTGGTCCCGGCACCTTCACAACCAATGGACAGCCAGTCTAAGCAACTCACGGCCTCGGCCACAGAGCAGATGGAGAACGAAGGCCCCATCACGCCCAGCCTCAACGAGGTTGAGGAGAACCTCAACGCTCTTGCTACCGCGCCCAAGCTGCCCGACTACACCAGGACGAAGAACGTCAGGCTCCAGTTCCAGCACGCCTTTGAGCTCATCGGAGGCATTCCCCGCCTTGCCCATTGGGCCCATACCCACCCGACGCAATTCTTTGCCCTCTACAGTAAATTGATCCCCGCGCAGGTTACTGGAGCAGACGGTGGGGCGATCAAAGTCGAGCTCAGCTGGCTAAACGCCCGAGACACGTCAGGTCGTTCTCCCCCACAGATCATCGACGTTGCCCCCACATGAGCCCCGAGGAGCAACCGACCAGCGGGGAGTACGAGCCAGGCCTCATAGCCCGTAAATTACGGCAATACACGTCTCTGGATCCTCAGGAGAGCAGCATCCCCGATATGCTCGTCGAGGGCGTAGCAGGATTCATCCCCGGTATCGGTCAGGCTATGGCCGCCAGAGATATTGAGCGGGGACGCCGCGCCAATGACCCCGTAGAGATGGGCCTAGGCGCAGCCGGCCTCATGCCGTGGGGCAAACTGGGGTCAGTGGTCAAGAAGGTAATTGGCGGGCGACTGGCTAAGAATGCTCCCCATAAGCAGATGGACGAGGTGGAGCAGGCCTTCCACTCCAAGAAACGGACTCCAGCTGAGGAGAAGGAGTTCACCAAGGAGAATTGGCGGACGAAGGGCGTTGAGATGGGCAAAGAGAATCACGCCCCTCCGAAGTTTGAGATAAGCGACAAGGGTTATAAGCTCACGGAGAAGGCGCTCAGAATGGGCGACATCGACGGCAGGCTTTCTGACTACGTCGACCATCCTGAGCTGTTCAAGAATTACCCCCATCTGAGAGACGTTCGTATCTCAGGCGGCTTCGGCGACAAGTGGAACTATGGGGGTGAGTACCGCCATCAGAAGCAGGGCGCTACCTATCTGGACATCCCCGGCGGTATCCCCACATTTCCTGAGATAGACGCGAGTGCCCGTAACGCGGAAACGCTCAGGGGCGTCATACTACACGAGATTCAGCACGCCATTCAGGCCACCGAGGGCTTTGACGCAGGAGCCAATTCCGGTCACATTGCCGACGCCTTACGCAAACTAGACAAGAAGGGTAAGCTCAGCGACATAAAGATTGACGATGTAGCTCTTGAGCGCTACTTCAAGAATCTGGGCGAGCAAGAGGCTCGCATGGTGGACCAGTGGAAGGATCGCGCTGAGGTCGTCAAGAAGCAGATTCCTCCCTCATTCCGTCACGAGACTCCCGACGACTTCATTCTCGCGGAGAATCTGCCAGGCGGGACGAACTACAAGGGCGGTAAGCAGGCCATACGTAAGGGTGGAGACCATAATCTGGAAGCGACGCACGCCACCGGCGGAGCTTACAATCTAATTGATATCCACGGTAAGCCGCACAAAGAGCTATCCAGCCCCAGTTTCGCCATCTGGAATAGTAAGCACGCTGACGGGGTTCCCTTCGCTGGTAAAGATAGCCCCTTGATCGTACCCCGTCCAGGAGCTTTGGACCCTCTTAACCATCCCGGTGAGCTTTACAATCGGGACGCCTACACTCTACGTGGTCGGGACTACGACACTCTGAAGGGTATGCACTACCCGAAGAAGCGTCTGGAGCAGCGATTCGGTGAGTATCCCGTCCGATTGAAGGAGTTTGAGGGTACAACCGGTGACGTAGGCCACGATTTGGCCATCGAATCCTCCCCCAAATTTGGCTCCTTCAAGCAATTTGAGCGGGATCCAAGAGGTGCGAACCTCTTGAAGACAGATGCGGATACTATCAGGGGTGCGCAGGACGATCAGAATGCGTTGATCGGTAAACTTCTGAGGGATCACAGTCGTCCCATGCCCGGCTATCTTACTGTAGGGGAGAACAAGGACTTCGTACGTCAAGCGGCTAAGGCTGGCGATCCGGACGCACAAGAATTTCTGAGAAGTGCGGCCTATATGCCCTCAGAATACGCCGAATTGAAGACCAAGGGGCCGCTAGCATTTACTCCTGAGAAGATAGCTGGTGTAGCTCTACCAACCGACCCTGCAAGCATAGACGTGGCTAAAGCTCTGCGTAACCGCGGCATTCGTACGGAACATTTTGGTCCCTATGACCCCAGTCAAATGGCGGACGTAGTCAAGTATCTCAGCAGCACGAGCGACTAATGCCCAAGATTCACCTCGATTACACGCCGCGGCCGCAATTCCTCCCCTTCCACAACAGGAAGGCCCGATTTGCTGACCTCGTCTGCCATCGACGCAGCGGTAAGACCGTCGCAGCCGTCAACGACCTCCTGATCGGCGCCTTGGAGTGTCCCCATAAGCGCCCGCAATTGGCGTATATCGCCCCCACGTACCAGATGGCCAAGCGTATCGCATGGGAATACGTCAAGCAATACAGCGCCCCGCTGATTGAAGAGAAGCACGAGTCAGAATTGAGGGTTACCCTCAAGAACGAGGCCAAAATCTACCTGTTAGGGTCGGAGAACATCGACGCCCTGCGCGGTATCTACCTGGATGGAGCCGTCCTGGACGAATTCCCCATGATGAGACCCAGTTTGGTCTCTCAGATCATTCTTCCCTGCCTATCCGACCGCCAAGGCTGGCTCGTCAAGATGGGTACTCCCAAGGGTAAGAACCACGCCTACGACTCATATCGTCAATCTGAGGGCGATCCGGCACGATTCGCAATGATGCTGAAGGCGTCTGAGTCGGGGATTATCCCCCCAGACGAGCTTGCGATGTTGAAGAGTCAGATGGACGACTCTGACTACCTTCAGGAGATGGAGTGCTCATTCGACGCCGCCCTCAAAGGTGCGATTTATGGCGCCGAAATGGAGCAGGCGGAGGCTGAGGGCCGTATCAAAGAGTACGCCCTGGACCCGAATCTGCCCCTCGACGTCATCACCGACCTGGGCTACACCGACGATACTGTCCTGATTTTCTTCCAGAAGGGGCCCAGTGGAATACTCGTCCACGAGGTCTATTCAAACAACGAGCAAGAGTGGGATCACTACCTCGATGAGATGGAATCACACGATGTTCGCGACATCTACCTCCCACACGACGCCCGCGCCAAGAATCTCCAGACCGGACGCTCAATTGTTGAGCAAACCATCCGTCGAGGGTTCCGACCCAGGCTCGTCCCCGATCACAAGCTCCGTGACGGAATCAGTTCCGCCAGGAAACTACTCCCATTTACCTACTGGAACAAATCCCTTACTTCAGGGGCCATCGAGGCAATGAAGTCGTACCGTCGAGACTGGGACGAGAAGCTCGGTTGTTACCGTGATCGCCCCGTCCACGACTGGTCCTCCCATATTGCCGATGCATTCCGCTATCTGGGCGTGATCTTCACCAATCTTCAGCCCGCGAAGTCGAAATTGATTCTCCCCGAACGTATGGCCCAAGGCGCTCACTACGAGTTCAGCCTTGAGGACTTGTTTTCACACCGCCACACCAATCCCGCGCTACGGGCTGGAGAATTCTGATGGCCGCCGCTGAGAGCTATACCAAGATCGGATCGCTTGAGGAGGCGGAAGCCCCTGAAGGCGGTACATACCAACGTTGGGTTGGCGAACTCGTCGCTGCGGACAAAGAGATGGAGAAATTCCGTCGCCGTGGTCGCAAAATCGTCAAGGAATTCCGCTCAGAAGCCGCCGAGGTGAGTGGGGTCGACGTCAGTATGGAGCGTCGATACAACCTATTCGCTGCAAACGTCAATATTCTGGCTACGGCACTGATGAATCAGTCGCCCCAACCCAGCGTCGAGCGTGAATTCAAGGACCCATCCGACGATGTGGCTCGCGTAGCCTGCGAAATCCTGGAACGGGCCATTTCGGCTCACAATAACCGCAATTTCTGCACCGCCAACCTTATGAGGCAGGTCGTACAGGACATGCTGGTCCCCGGAGCTGGCGTCTCGTGGCATACGTACCACGCCGACATCGAGCACCGTACCATGGAGGCGCCAAAGAATGTCGAACCCACGCAAGAAACCATTACCGGTGGCCCAGATCCCCTTGGACCTGTCGACACCCACGCCGAGCCGCTGGAGTATGATGAAGTCGTGGGTGAGCAAATTCTGGATGAGTACGTTTACTGGGAGGATCTCATCTGGAGTCCCGCCCGCTGCTTCGAAGAAGTCCGCTGGATCGCGCGGAAAACGTACCTGACGCGCGATCAGCTCGTCAAGCGATTCGGCGCCAAGAAGGGTAAGGCTGTATCCCTGGACTACTCGCCCAAGCGTACCGACAACAGCGTCGAGACCAAGAATATGGTCTTCCAGCAGGCCGTTGTCTACGAAATCTGGGACAAGCCCTCTGAGAAGGTCTACTGGCTCTGCAAGAGCTACGAGGGTCTGCTGGATGAGAAGGATGACTTCCTGGAGTTGGATGACTTCTTCCCCTGCCCGCCGATCCTCATGGCGACTTGCAGCAACGGGCAATATCTCCCCATCCCGGATTACCAGTACGCTAAGGATCAGTACCGAGAGCTGAACGAGATCAATACTCGGATCAGCTTGCTCGTACGGGCTTGCCGGGTCGCGGGCGTGTACGACAAGTCGGCCTCTCAATTGGTCGCTCTCGTCAACAACGCTGCCGAGAATACCATGGTTCCCGTCGACCAGTGGGCGGCCTTCGCTGAGAAGGGCGGAATCAAGGGCGTCGTGGATTGGCTCCCGCTCGACCAGATCATCGCGACCATCGAGCAGTTGACTCGTAACCGTGAGGACGTGAAGAACCAGATTTACGAGATCACGGGCATGTCGGACATCATCCGCGGTCAGTCGAAGGCGTCTGAGACGCTCGGGGCGCAGAAGATCAAGACTCAGTACGCTTCCATGCGGGTCCAGGAGCGCCAGAAGAACGTGGTCCAGTACTGCTCGACGGTATTCAACATTCAAGTCCAGCTGATGCGTAAGCATATGGACATCCAGGAGATCGTGAAGCTATCCCAGGCCATGTTCATGGGTGAAGACCAGGAGTTGATTCAGCAAGCGCTCCAGCTCATCAAGGAACCGGACTTCATATTGCGCGCCCGCGTAGAGAGCGACACCCTCAGCGACATCGACTTCCAGGCCGAGAAGCAAGATCGGATGGAATACATGATGACAATCACGAACTACCTGAAGGAGGTTCTCCCCACGATGCAGGGCGATCCTCTGATGGGCCCGTTCCTCATGCAACTGCTGCAATTCTCTCTGGCCGGCTTCAAGGTTGGTAAGAAATTCGAGGGTGAACTTGATCGCACATTCCGTGCTCTGGAACAGAAGCTCGCCAATCCCGAGCCGCCGCAACCGACGCCTGAAGAGCAGAAGGTACAGGCCGAGATCCAGCTCATGGAGAAGCAGGGAGAGCAAGATGCGAAGCTCGCCCAGCAAGACTTGCAATTCCGTCAGGCTGAGGGTCAGCAGAAGCTCCGCCAATCTGCCCAAGAAGGGCAGCAGAAGATGGCTCTCGTGACCCAGCAGAACCAGATGAAGCTGATGGAGGGACGTCAGGCTAACCAGATGAAGATGGAAACTGCCGGTATCCAAGACCAGATTGAACGGCAGAAGATGTGGCGTCAGCAACAGCAGAGCGCCATTGACTTTGAGGAGAATGCTCGCGGCGCAGTAATGGAGCGTGGGAGGTCCAAGAAGTGAAACGTCGATTTGTCTGGAGCTCTGCGGACGACTGCCTGGTCGAGGTGGGGCTGGACTACGAGCAGCCCACTCGCGATTCTGACTCCGCGTTGTGGAACGACCGCAGTTATGAGGGGCTCAAGGCCACCGACGGTACTGATATATCCTCCCGCGCCAAGCATCGGGAGTATATGCGGCGTAATAACCTCACGACCGCCGACGACTTCACGCAGACGTGGGCGAAGGCCGCAAAGGAGCGTGCTGACTACTATACCGGCAAGAAGGGCACCGTAACCCGCGACGACATCGGACGAGCGATCCATCAGCTCGAGTCCAAGCGAAATAGATAGACTTTTTCCCAAAAATAGGATAAACTCACGCCATGAGCCTCGATACCCCTGACGAAGTTGTAGAACCACTGGAAGTCGAGGAACTCAGCCTCCGAGAGATCATCGAGGACGCTGTCGAAGAGCACGACCCCGATCACGAGTTGGTTCCTGCGTCGGCTGGTACGGAAGAGCCGCAACCGAGCCCTGTCCCGGTTGCCGCTGAGTCCGACACCGCTCCGCTCCCGGCGGTCTCACAGCCGCCGTCTGCAACTCCGGCGCAGGAACCTCCTGCCGCGCCCTCTACCGAGCTGAAAGCTCCGGCGCAATGGAAGCCCGCCGTGCGGGAGAAGTGGAATTCTCTCCCCCGCGAGGTCCAGGAAGAGGTTCTCAGGCGCGAGAGCGATGGAATGCGCCTCATCGGTTCCGTGGGCCCGAAAATCCGTCTTGCGGATGAGGTAGCTGCTCATCTGGCCCCTTTTCAAGAGCAACTGGCTTCGGCGGGCGTTGCCCCCGAAGCTCTACTCAACGATATGTTCACGTCCGTCAAGATGCTGTCCTCGGGCTCTCCCCAGGAACGAGCTGAAGTCGTCGCGAACATAGTACAGTCTTACGGCGTGGACTTGCGTACGTTGGACGCAATCCTGACTCGCCGGATTCAGATGCCTCCTGAAGTATTTGAGGCCCAACAACTTGCTGCTCGGGCGAATGCCGTCCTGCAGCAACAATCCTCGCAGCAGAACCACGAATCAGCCTTGGCCGCAGAACGGGCCTTGGCAGCGTTTGCAGCAGACCCGAAGCATGAGTTCATCGCGGATGTCCGTGACCTGATGGCTGACCTGATAGAGTCTGGGAGGGCCAAAACCCTTGAAGACGCCTACTCGGCAGCCGTATGGGCCAACCAAGATACCCGCAAGATCCTCCTACAAAGGGAAGCCCAATCACGCGCGGCAACAAAGACCAATCGTGCAATTGCGGCCCGTAAGGCATCGTCCTCGGTCAGTGGAGCCCCCGCAGCAGCAGGCGCGGCTCAAGCTGCCCCCGGCAATATGTCCTTGCGCGAGTCCATCGAAGCAGCTTTCGAAGAACACTCATCCCTATAGGAGCCTGACATGGCATTCCCATCAGTCACTGACATCGTCGCCACGACGATTCAGAATCGTTCGCGAGCAATCGCGGACAACGTCACAAAGAACAACGCGCTGAGCATGAAGCTCAACCAGCGCGGCAACGTCAAGTCGTTCAGTGGCGGCAATACGATCATGCAAGAGCTGTCCTTTGCCCAGAACGGCAACGGCGGCTGGTACAGCGGCTACGACCTCCTGCCGGTCGCGGCGCAAGACGTCATCAGCGCAGCCGAGTACGCCATCAAGCAGCTGGCGTGCCCGGTCATCATGTCGGGCCTGGAGCAACTCCAGAATGCCGGGCGTGAGCAGATGATCGACCTGCTGGAGGGTCGGATCAACGTGGCCGAGGCCACGATGGCCAACCTGATGGCCGGCGGGCTGTACTCCGACGGCACCGGCTCGGGCGGCAAGGAACTGACCGGCCTCAACGCCGCCGTTCCGACCAACCCGCTGATCGGCGTCTACGGTGGCATCGACCGCGCTACCTGGGCGTTCTGGCGCTCGCAGCTGTTCTCGTCGGCGGACCTGTCGGTTCCCGGCGTCATGACGGCGGCGAACATCCAAGAGGCGTGCAACGGCCTCTGGGCTGAGCTCGTCCGCGGCAGCGACCGTCCCGACCTGATCGTGTTCGACAATCAGTTCTGGATGATGTACCTGGCGTCCCTGCAAGCGCAGCAGCGCTTCACGGGCACGGAAACCGGCAAGCTCGGCTTCCCGACGCTGAAGTACATGGACGCTGACGTCGTCCTGGACGGCGGTATCGGTGGCTTCTGCCCGCCCAAGACCGGCTTCTTCCTCAACACCAAGTACATCTTCCTTCGCCCGCACTCGGCGCGTAACATGGTTCCGCTGTCGCCCAACCGGCGCTACGCGATCAACCAGGACGCCGAAGTTCAGATTCTGGGCTGGGCGGGTAACTTGACGGCATCGGGCAGCCAGTTCCAGGGCCGTCTGGTCTCGACGTAACCTGTCTGGGGCCGGGGGGCAACTCCCGGCTCTTTTTGAGGAGAAGCGCATGGCTGCATCAAACATGGCGGGTACACCAGCCGCCAATCCTACGCTCGGGGCAGCAGTCCTGATGTCCCCGTTCTCTGGCCCCAAGGGGTCGCCGTTCGACGCGAAGGTGTACCCGTCGAACATCTACCAGCCCAAGTTGTCCGACTTGGTTCCGAATCTGACCGACGTCTCCACGGGCGCGCTGAGCACCGGCATCGGCTACGGCCTCAATACCAAGGTGCCCGGCATTTCGCCCCCGTTGTTCTCCGCAGCCATCCCGGCGACGGTGGACAACTTCACCGACGACTACCAACCCGGCGTATCATTGCCGAGCGTAGTGGCTGCTCCCGACGCCCGGTTGCTCGCTATCGGCGGCGGTCGCAGTACGGCCAATACGCTGACGGCCCCGACGACGCCCAATCCCTACGCTGTACAGCCGCTGCTTGGCTGGGGTAATGGAGGCAGTCGCGACGGTGGGGCAGGCCCGGCGTTCACTGGCTTCGGTACCAAGCTCGTTACGGCAGTCGCTCCCGTTGCTAACGGCGCGGCCATCGAAGCGGGTTGGACGAACCGTTCCGGCGTCCAGCTCGAAACGGGCAACTCGCAATTCGGCTCATCCACGACGGCTTCCGCCGCCATCACCTAAGAGGTACTGTATGGAACTCGCCCCGACTGACTGGTCATCCGTTCCCGACGCCGTTCAAGAGACGGATGCGCGCTTCGCGATGGACAACAAGCTCCACGTCCGTTTCTACACGCGCCCGATGCTCCAAGGAACGCTGTCCAAGGAAGCGGGGCGACCCATCTACGCTGACGTCGAGCACGTCAACATCCTGACCCCCGGCGACAAGCTCTCGATCATCGACCGCGTGGCCAGCGAGGACGACAAGCGTCGGTTTGCTGACCACTACGCCAAGTTCCGCGCCGGCAAGGGTGACGAGATCATCGGTACGCCGCTCCAGGCTGTACCCTGGATGACCCGGTCGAAGGTGGAGGAGTACAAGTTCTTCGGTATCCATACCGTCGAGCAGCTGGCCAACGCCAACGACAACGTCGGCCAGAAATTCCCCGGCTTCCACGCCGACCGTACCAAGTCACTGGCTTTCCTGGAGGCGACATCCGGCACGAACACCCGTATCAAGGAGCTGGAGGAGCAGGTAGCCGCTCTGATGGCGACGAAGCCGAAGTTGGAAGTCGAAGTCCAGGCCGTCGCCAAGAAGTGAACAACGGAGCCGTTCTGAACGCGGCGGGTCGAGTCCTGATGGACTCGACCAACGCTGCGCCCGCGACTTACAACGCAGGATTGGCGTATTCCGCCACCGGCGCGATCAAGATAACTGGCTCCAACCCTGACCTGCATAACGCGGGATGGGCCGTTGGCGGCGTACCGCAGGCTTTGAAGGTCATTACGTCTGAGGTCGCGGTTCCCGTCCAATTCAACGCGGGTAAGGGGATGCAGTTTCAGGGCGCGATGATCGTCAACGAGACTCTCCCCATTGCCCGGTACGTATCAGGATGGCCGATGGCGGCGAATGGTACGGTCTGCGCGGCTATTACTGCTGCGGCTACCAACGCCTTCAGTAACGGTTTCGACACCGGATTCGACTAATGGCCATTAAGACGACAGCGCAACTGATCGCGGAGATAGCGGCGCTGTTTCCGGACAACAATACGGAGCTCATCACTCCCGCAGCCGTTCGCCTCTCCCTGGGGAATATCGTAGACAGTATGACTCCGTCATTCGGGGCGTTGCGCGGAGTAACTCCTGTAGTAGCGGCGCTAACTACTGTCCCCGTCCAGCTCAACATATTCGATACGGTTATCGTCAGTACCCCCGGTCAATTGGTCGCGAGCGCTGTTGCGGACAATATTATCACGGTAGTTGGTAACATCGTCCAGTTCAGCTTTACGATCAGCATGGCGGGGGCCAATAACTCAGACGTACAGGTAGAGTTGCGTCGTAACGGCGTTGCTACGGGATGGTTGGCTCTACAGACTACTCTCGGCGCAGCTAATCGAGTTGTTATGACCTTGGCTGGCTATACCGTAGCTGGGTCTGGAGACATTTACACTCTGTGGGGTAGCGTATTGGCTGGGGCGGATAACGTCACCATGTCGGCCAGCGCTTTTATCATGCAACGCGTTCAGCAGTAGGAGCAAGTATGCCCGCAGCCCCAGGCGCTACCCTGCTTGAAGTCGTCAATACCGTAGCCAAATCGGTAGGTCACCCCTCGACTACTTCTGTACCCGGCTCTCAGGACGAGGCTATCCTGCGACTGGGCTTCTACGCCAATCTCGCGTGCACCGAGCTTCTATACATGTGCAATTGGCAAGAACTCAGTCAATCGGTTGAGTTGCTGATCTCCGGTACTCCGCTGGAGCGGGAGAAGGCATTTAATCTGCCCGTAGACTTCGGAGCAATGACGGACGATACACAGTGGAACCGCTCGACCCAGCTCCCCGCTATCGGCCCCATCAACGCTCAGGATTGGCAGTGGCTTGTCGTACGTGACGCGATGGTCACGACCCGCTTCATGTGGCGTATCCGCGGCAATCTGCTCTGGGTCAAGTCTCCCCCGGTAGACCCTCAGCCCCTGTCGTTTGAGTACCTATCCAAGTACTGGGCGCGGGATGGGAATACTGACGCTGGTATGGACGCGATGGTGGCCAATAATGACTACCACGTCTACCCGCCTCAGTTGGTCGTCCTCTATACTCGTGTGAAGTGGTTCGAGAATGAGGGCTACGACGCTTCTGCGGCAATGGTAGACTTCCAGAAAGCGTTTAACTGGTACTCCGGTATTGATAAAGGCGCCACCGCCTTGTCGCTGGTACCGGGCGTAGGCTACCCGTACATCAACGCGATTCGTAACATCCCTGATACTGGCTATGGCTCTGCGTACTAGCGCCGTCCGCAAAGCAGTACAGCAACAGACCCGATTCGCTATGCCTATCGGCGGGCTGAACTACGTCAACGATACCATGTCCTTCCCCGACACGGATGCCTACGTGTTGGATAACGCCATTCCTCGCACGTTCGGCCTGGAGATTCGTAAAGGTTGGCGGTATTGGGTTCCTGAGGTCAGCAAGTTCTCCGGGGCTGTCCGCTCTATCCTCGTCCACAACGACGAGATTGATATCTACTCGGCTCTTTTCGCGTCCCCTGCGAGCGACGGTAACATATACGACATCACGACTCAGGGCGCGATCCCCGTTCTGGGCCTTACGCCCTCCACTCCCTCGGACGTACCTGGGGAGTGGTATTCGTGCAACTTCACGAATGAGGCCGGAAACGTAATGTGCGTAGTCAGCGCTGGCGCGGGCTACTACACGTACAGCGTAGACGATCTGGGGGTGAAGACTTGGTCGGAGAAGGTCATCGGCGCAGGGGCAGGATTCATTCAATTTCCCCCCGGCGATACAACGACCACTAAGGACTTCTGCTTCATATGGGTGTGGAAGAACCGCATCTGGTTCCTGAAGAAGAATTCCTCAGTGGCCTACTACTTGCCCCTTCTCTCCTTGACGGGGCTGGTCACCGCCTTCGACTTTGGTCAGCAGCTTTCTCGCGGTGGAGCGCTGGCGTTCGGCGCTAACTGGACGTACGATGCTGGCAACGGTATCGACGACAGCTTTGTCGTAGTCTCAGAGCAGGGCGAAGTGCTGATTTACCAGGGTACTGACCCGGATCAGGCTGCGGAGTTCCAGATCAAGGGTCGGTGGTACATGGGTCGTCCCCCGTATGGTCGCCGGGGCTTCTGTGAGAATGGGGGTGATCTATTCTTCCTGAGTGAATACGGTCTGGTACGCGCCAGCGACCTCGTATCAGGCCGTTTGAATACCACCGACATGACGGGCGGGCCGGGATTCAAGATTAACCCCATGCTCTCCACTCGGGTGTCCCAGTTCAATAACAATTTGTACTGGTCCCTGACGCCGTACCCCACTGAGGAGATTATCGTCATGGGTACGCCGATCCTCACCGAAATTGAGGATTTGCGGATTCATTTGGTTATGAACGTCATCAATAGCGCTTGGTGCACCATAAGTCAATTCCCCATCCTGAGCGCGAAGCTCTGGCGTGGAAAGTTCATTTTTGGCTCTGAACTCGGGGAAGTGGCTCAGGGCTTTGTCGGAGCGGCTGACGGAGTATCTGCCGACGGTACGCTGGCGGGCGATCCCGTAACCGCTCGCTTCCAGACTGGCTTCAACGCTTACAACGCTCCCAATTTCAACAAGCGGATGCTGCGTATTAAGCTGTACGGCTTGGCCGCGTCCGACCCCACATACTTCGCCCGATTCAGGTCCGAGTACGATCTGAGCTCGTTCATTACCGCCCCCTCCCCGACTGGGGCTGAGACCTCGTTGTGGGATATTGCTATCTGGGATCAGAATCTCTGGGGCTCAGGCGGCGGATCGTTCCGTCAGTGGTTCGGGGCGTTGGGTTGGGGTAAGAAGCTCTCGTTGCAGATGGCGGTACGCGGATCCAGCCGTACCACGCTGACTGACTACGAGTCCCTGTTCGAAACCGGAATTGGGCTATGAACGAGCTGATCGCATTCGCCCGTTCTAAAGTGCTCGCTCTGGAAGAGCAGATCAAGACGCTGCCCCCCATTGAGTTGCCCGTACAGCACTATTTCGGTCATAAGTCGTACGTGCGTCAGTTATTCCTCCCGAAGTACTGCGTATTGACGGGGAAGATTCACAAGTTCGATCAAGTCAATATTTTGCTCGCGGGCGAGTTGTCCGTCCTGACCGAGCAAGGCGTGATTCGCATCAAAGCTCCGTACGTGTTTGAGTCCAAGGCTGGGGCCAAGCGTGCCGGGTTTGCTCATGAGGACTCAGTCTGGTTGACCGTTCACGGCACCGATAAGATCAACGTGAATGAGATAGAGGACGAGGTCATTTCAAAGTCATTTGAGGAATTCGACAAGGAGGCGCTATGTCTTGGGGAGCGGTAGCAGGGGCAGGAGTCAGCCTTATTGGCGGCTTCCTCAACAAGCAGTCGGGCGACAAAGCTGCGGATACGTCGCAGAGGATGTCTGAGGAAGATCGCAAGTTCGCCCGCGAGCAGCGGGCGTATTCGCTGCTCGCCAACTCCGCGAATCAGAACAGCGATTACGGCAGTTCCAGCTGGGAGGTTGATCCCGAAACGGGCAGGCGTACCCAGACGGTGTCGATGAACCCGGCTGAGAAGGCTCGGCTGGAGGACTTCCGCCAGATCGCCGCGAATCGCATGCGAGCCGCCGGCAACATCCAGTTCGCCCAAGGCCCGATGAATTATCAGAATATGGGCCTGGGCCATCTCGCTAACGCTGCGGGGATGACCGACGGCACCGGCGACTCGGGTCAGCGTGGGCCGATGCCCACTGGTACGATGGGGCGCTACGCGAAGCAGGCTGGTTCGGGCGGCGGCATGATGATGCGTCCCCCGATGGGTGGTGGTGGTGGTATGCCCCAAGGCCCGATGGGCCCACCTCAGGGAGGCGGCGGTATGCCCCCACCCCAGGGCGGAGGTCAGGCTCCGATGACGCCGCGCTACCCGTCGCAGCAGACTCCTGCTCCCGTCACGCCGACGCCTGCTCCGGCTCCTGCTGCCCCCGCTCCGGCACCTGCGTCAGCTCCGGCTCCCGCGCAAGACCCGGCTCAAGCCTCGCAAATGGCGCAGCTCCTTCGTTGGCAAGCCGAGCAACAGCGGATTGCTGACGATCAACAACGCATTCACCAGCAGGCCTAACTATGGCACTCGGAATGGCCGGATCAATGGGGGGCGGCGCCCTCGGACAGCGTCAACCGTCCCGTGTGGGAGTGACGGGCGGGGGCATGCAACCCCAGGCTCAGGGCCAGGCTGGCTCCTTGGGCATGGGGGCAGGTCTCGGCGGGGCGCAGCCCCCTCAACAGAGCGGTCAGCAAATGGCTATGGGTTCTGCACAAAGCTCATTCTGGGGTGGGCCCAACGCTGCTACTCGGGGTATGACGAACGATCAGATCAACCAGTATGGGCCGGGTGGTACGGATTACGGCCAGAATCTGGACGCCTACAACAAGTTCTCTCAAGAGCGAGTTGCCTTGCGGCCTCAAGGCTGGCATCCCGGCATGCCTGACCCAGCCCAAGATCGTAACGTCGCGTCGGCCAGCTACAATCCAGCAGCTGAAGCTGGCGGCCCGAGCGGTGAGGATGCGGCCTGGAGGCACGGCGGTAACCATATGACTCCGCAGCCCCAGATGGAGCAGAATCAAGACATGCAGATTGGTAATAAGATGGCCAGGTACGATCCCAACGAGGTCATGGGTCAGTCGACCAATCCGCAAGGTATGCAGCAGGCCCAGCAAGGTTGGGGTAACTTTCAGGGCGGAATGGGTCAGCAGGTGGATGGTAATGATATGGGCATGTCCATGGGCTCCCGTATGGCGCCTCAGGGCCAACAGGGAATGGCTGAAGGTGGGGTGAACCCCAGCCTTCAGGCTTACGGTAGAAACGTGCAGCAACGTGAAGGTATGGCGTCTCAGGGCCCCCAAGGTATGGGTCAGGCTGGCGGTATGGGCGGTATGATGGGCTCGCAGCAAGGCCCTGCTGGTCAGCCTCAGTACCAAGGCGGGCCTAACTTCCAGGGCGGTACGCCCCGTGGGGGTCAAGGCGACCTAGCCCAAGGCGGTATCAACATGGGTCAGGGCGGGGGTATTCAGAGCGGGATGCAAGGCGGTAACTACTACAACGACCAAGCTCGCCAAGCCTACCACGACCAGGCTACGCGCCAGCTCGACCCGCAGTGGAAGCAGAATGAGTCGAACATGGAGGCGAAGCTCACAAATATGGGCTTGTCTCGCGGTAGCGCTGCTTGGGACCGCGAAGCTCAGAACATGAGCCGTTCTCGCAACGACGCCTACGACATGGCGGGTCGTCAAGCCATCCTTACGGGCGGTCAGGAAGGCCAGCGCATGCAAGGTATGGACATCGGCGCGGGCAACTTCAATAACCAAGCCCAGCAGCAGGGATGGAACCAGCGCTACGGACAGGCCCAGCTCAATCAGGGCCGGTACGGTATGGATCAGCAGAATAATACGCAGCGCTACGGGATGGACCTGAACTACGACAATGCCCAGACCGGCTATGCGCTTCAGGGTCGGCAAATCGGCAACCAGGAGCAAGCGCAGGATTGGCGTATCGCCCAGGAAATGCAGCGTTTCCCCTATGAGCTACAGAACCTGGCCATAGGGGGCTACACTCCCAGTTCTCCGACGTTCAGTAGCTATAGCCCTCAGTCTCAGGGTGGGGCGGGTAGCCAGTCTGACTATGCGGCTCAGATCAACTCGGGGAATAGCCGAAGTAATGCGGCTATTAACTCCATGGGCGGCGACATTCTGAATCTGGGTCAGCGTTACTTCCAAGGAGGCGGTGGGGGCTACGGTGGCGGCGGAATCGGCAGCTACGATGCTAACGGAATCTGGCAGGGGTAACTATGGAACCCGATGACCTGATCCTCGACGAGAATCAAGTTGAGGAGGACATTCTCCAGAAGAAGCTGCGTCACGCCATGGCGTTGCAGCTTCGTCGGAATACCAATATGGAGGATGCCGTAGGGGCAGGTATGGCTGCATTCGACCGTGGACGCGGTATGTTCATGGAACAGGACATCGAGCGGGAGCGCAAGGAGCTGGGTCGTAAGAACAGCGAGGCTCTCGCCAATGCCCTCCGCGATCAGCCTGACGAGGTCAAGGCGATGGTCATGTCCCCCGCTACGCGCAAGCAGGGGCTTCTCGTCATGCAAGAGAATCGTAAGCGCAAGATGGACCAGGATGAGATGGACAAGTTGCGCGCCGGTGGTGGAGGCGCTCCTGAGTCCGACTATGCGTTGGCTCGAACCATGTCACTGAGCTCCAATCCTACCATCGCCGCCCGCGGCAAGCAGATGCTGGAGCTGATGAAGGGTCACGACCCCAAGAATTCCGGTCGTATGAATCCCGACGGTACGATGTCGGCTATCCCCGGCGCAATCGAGCTTTACGACAGAACTCAGAAGATTGACTACGCAGCCAGAAATCCCCAGGGCGTACCTGTCCCCACGGGTCAGGGCGGTACGAGGATGATGCCCGCGGACGGCTCGGGACAGCCCCCTACGGGCGGCGCTCTCCCCGGCGCTACCGGACTAGCCCCTCCCCCCGTAGCGCCGCCTACGCAGGCTCCTAGCCCTGCTAGCGGGCCTTCGGCGCTACCGGGCGCGACCCGCGCCGCGCCCCGTAACCCGGAGGAAGCTGCGTTCCGCGCACAGAATCCCAACGCTGTCGTACCCCCAGAGGTTCAGATTCAGCGCGACATGCAACGACTCCAAACGCTGGAGGCCGAACTCAATAAGGTGCAACAGCAAGTTGTTGGCGGACGACCCACGCCTGAGCAGGGCAAGATCATGCAAGCTCTGGGTCGTGAGATGCAAACGACTCACGAACAGATCCAAATGAACCGCGACCGAGCTGGAGGCGGCGCTCTTCCCCAAGCTACGCAGGCGGCTCAGGGCCCTCAGCCTACGCAGGGGATGCAACGATACAACGCGGGCGAAGGCGCCACCGATCCTATCGCTCAGGACATCTACAAGAAACGCGCCGAGAATGATGACGCGGTGCGTAGAGAGCAGATGCTCAAGGCTCCCGGCGGTGGGGCCGTCATTCGTCAGTTGAACGAGCTCAGGGCGTTGAATAACGCTCGTGGGGGTACGTTTGAGGGCGGGTCTGCGGAGATCAAGCTGTTCTTCGATAACTGGCTCGGAGGCTCCAGGAAGGGTAATAATACGATGACTCTGCGGTCGGCTATTGAGGAGTCAATCGCCCCCATGCTGAAGCAGTACGGTCAGAATCCGTCGAACATAGACTTGACGGCTGCTCGTCGCCGCTTGCCCGAGATCAATCAAAGCAAGGAAGCTCGGAATCAGATCATCGACCTCATTGAGAGAGGCGTCGCGGCTGAGATGACGGTACGTCAGCGTACCTCTATGGTGATTCAGCAGATTCAGCAGACGGGACAGGGGACTATTGATCCCGAACGCGTGCTGCAGGAGCAGTGGGACATCTATAACGCGGAGCAAGCTCGCAAGGAACAAGCCGCCCGCCCTCCTTCAGCCGGGGGCGCTAACTCAGCGCTGCCCGGCGCAGTGTCGGCAGCGGGCGGTACTCCCCCATCTTCGGGTCGGCCTTGGGGAGCAGAGACGTTGGGGAAAGTGGGGGAATTCGCGGGTGATGTCGTCCGTAATGCCGAGGAGTTCATCCCCTCCCTGATCTCTAAGGGTGGCGTAGACGCTGCCAAGGACGCCTATAGCAATATCTGGGAGGGCGCCAAGGGATTGGTGGGTATGTCTGACCGCAGCGGGGTAGCTGCTGAGAAAGAGCGCCAAGCGGCTAAGGCTGCGAGCGACCCGCAGTACAACCAGGCTTCTATCTTCCACAATATCTTCAACCCCACAGCTGCGGCGGGCGGCTCGGCTGCTACTATCCCCAAGATCATGGCGGCAGGAGCTGCTCAGGGGCTCTTTACGCCACAAGAATCGTGGTCTGAGCAGGTGATTGAGGGCGGCAAGGGTGCGGCTATTGCCCTCCCGTTCGGCATTGCGGGTAAAGCCATACCGTCAGCTTCTGTAGCTAAGACTCTGGATGTCGACGATGCTGGGAAGAAACTGCTTGCTAAGTTCCCATCCTTCAAGCCTAACGCAGCGCAGGCGAATCCTGACACCTACGGCTCGGCTGTAGCTCGCGGTATGGGTACGCCCGAGGCAGCGGCTCTGGCTCAGACTAAGGCTATCACCAAGGACTTGACGGAGAAGGCTGGTATCAAGGGCGGTCAAGTCAGCAATGACATCATATTCAACCACTTCAAGAGTCTGCGAGGGGAGTATGAGACCCTCTTCGCCAAGGGTGCGCCAGTACACGTAGATTCTCAGACGTTGAATGGTATCACTCAATTGGTGAAGAACAACCCAGGACTTCAGCAAACGTTGAGCGCATCCCCTCGGCTAATGCAGCTTATCGAGGTGGCGGCCAAAGGCTCCCCCTCCAAGTTGGACGCCTCGTTCATACACGACGTGTGGAAGGAAATCGGGCGTACCAGGATGACCCGAGAAGCAGCTGTACCGTTGCGCGAGATTCTGGAAGGCGTCATTGAGAAGAATATGTCCCCGGCTTCGCTGACCAAGTTCAGAGACCTCAACCAGAAGTGGGGTATGACGTCCGACATCGAGCGGGTATGGCGCGGCGGTGGGTCAGCGGGCGTGGGCTCGGCCTCAGGTTACCTCAATCCTGCGAAGATTCTCACCGAAGCTGGTACGGGGCCGTACATAACAGCTATGGACGACGCGGCAGAGTTGATCCAGAAGTTTGGCGTACGGAACCCCACCCAAGAGGCCATTGAACCCACTCTGGAAGGGATCAAGAAGACGGTCCAGCGAGGTGCGGGTAGGTCGATGAACAAGCTAGATTTCACCGATCCACGGTTGGCTAAGTCTACCCAGTGGATTCTCGACGCGCTGCGCTCGGCTGGTCCGCGCATGCCCGGTATAATGATGGGTGGCCCTGAAGGGGAACAATAATGCCACGTAATGGATCTGGGGTGTATACGCTTCCCCCGTCGAACCCGGTCACTCCGCTGACGGTCATAACGTCGCAGTGGGCGAATACGACCATGGATGACCTCGCCATGGCGTTGACCCAGTCAATCGCTGCGAACGGCGTCACTCTCCCCACGGCGAACTTGCCTATGGGAGGCTTCAATCATACCGGCGTGGGGCCAGCTACCCTACCCAACCAGTACGCTCGGGCTGACCAAGTACAGACCGGCTCGCTTCAGTCTGTAAGCGGTGTTGCTACCCTCGACGGGCTGGCCTATACGGGCACACTTGCATTCAACTCAGGCGGAGCGTTGCCACTAGTAGCTCTACAGCCTATCGTATGGGTGCCGAATATAGCCAATACCGGCCCCGTCACGCTCGCCCTCAACGGGGGAGCTGCCGTTACCGTCCTCAGCAGTCTGAATACGCCGCTCCAGACGGGGCAGCTGATCGCCAATACCCCATACTACATGGTGTATAACGGTACGTCCTGGATCCTGGCCTCGGGCGGGGGAGCAAGTCAGGTCAACTCGCTGGCCTCCAGCGACCCGCAAATCCTGGAGTATTCGCAGACCACTCCGGGTAACTACCTGTCGACCATTCACTCCAATGTCCCCAACGGTACGGTGAAGCTGTCGGGTAACGGCAAGATACCTATCACCCTACTGAACCTGGATGAGCTGACGTTCGTCGGTCTGTGGGACGCCTTCCCCGGCATATTGCCCCCTAACGGCACCGTCAGTGGCGCGTTCTACGTCATCACCAAGGCGGGTACGCTCAACCTCTTCGTCACGAACGGCGTAGGCGGATGGGTGCAGCAGATGACTCCGGTGTCGGAGGGCGACTACATCCTATGGAACCAGCAGGCACCGGAGCCGACTGGTTACTACTGGGTGCCTCGGAACCTCGTCGTTGTGGCGTCGAACGTTGCCAACGTACCCACGCCCTCCTTCGTCGCCACCGACCTACAAAGCTGGATCAGCAGCGCGGACGCCCCCAGCGGTTTCCTGCTTGCTACCGGCGCACGTCGCGCTACGGGCACGCAATTCGGCGGGTCGTGGTATTCAGGCGGCGCGCGGGCTGTGGGACAAGGCATCTGGCTTGATGGGGCGAATTTCCGCACCATTGACGGGGTGGGAACCTACGGCTGGCTGCGGCTGTCGCTCGGTGCCCCCGGCGGCTACGTTGATTACGTTTCCACCACCGCCCCGGCCAACCCCAACGACATCGTTTCCATCGCCACGCCGTGGTTCGTGAAGGCCACGCAGGTCTACTCCAGCGCAGCGACGTTGGGGGTATTCGGCGGACCAGCGCGCCAGAATTTCACGGTTGACATATACCAACCTGCGGCGTCCCGGCTCTGTGTTGCGGATACTTCGGTAGGTATGTCATGCCGTATGACCGCGGCAAGCTCGGGTGCGTTCTTCTCCGGTACGCGCCAGCAGGGTGATGGTACGCCATGGGTCACCCCCGGCCTGCCGTTGTTCTTCCAGCTCACGGACGACGTGGGCACGACGATCAATGCCGTGTCGTGCTTCCCGAACCGGCTGGTGCAGATCGGCAACAACGCCAACGCTCTCCCTGGAGCCATCGCCTCAACATACAAGGCGCTCGGTGCGGTTAATGGCCCCATTGACTTCAACAGCTACCAGACGGCGGGGGTCAATCCGGCCAGCATCATCACGGCCATCACTATGGCCGAAGCGCAAGTGGGTCGTATTCTCATCAACGGTGCGGGCGCCATAACGCTCCCTGCTTCTGTGAAGCTGCCGAAGGGCGGCGCGGTATATGGGGCAGCTTCCACCGTTATCGGGCTGCTCATGGTGGGCGGTATCATCCGCTCCACCTTCATACCGTACGACGTATGAGTATCACCAACGTAACCGCCATCCCCGCCGCAGGTACGCAGGCGTCCAGCGCGTATGGGTCGAACCTATGGTCCCCCGGCTCGGGTAACATACAGACAGTACTACCAGTAAGTCAGGGGTCAACCTGGAACATCTGGCAAATACTCGTGCCCCCGGGCACGCTGCCGCCAGCAGAAGCCCTCAATGGCTTGGTCATGGTGGGAACCAACGACTTCACCGTGGGCGGTGGCGGCGGGGGCATCATTCGCTTCGTACAGCCATACGCTGACCTTCAAAATACCATCGCCGCCTTCTTGGGTCAACCTGGTCAGACGATGGGTGGCGTCGTAGTTGGTTCGGGCGTTGGGGTACCAGTTAACGCTACGATCAACAAGCCGGGATTCACGTCCGACAACTTGATGAATGGGACGTTCTTGGTAGGTATCGCCGCGTCTAGCTCCAACGGCGACCCCGGCCTTGGTAATGGTAATTTCCGCACCAGCGCACTCAACTGGTCGGTGTATACGGGGGCCGACGTACCCAACCCGCCGCCCGGAACGGCCACCGGCAAGCTCACCAATCCTGCTACGAATCAGGACGGGAGCAAGCTGCCCGGAGGACAGTTCTCCGGCATCGAAGTGCAGATGGTGCCGACAAACAATCTCGACCCGTTTGTTGTGGCGTCGTGGAGTTTGAGTGGTGGCGGCAACCTGACCTTCGCAGCTAATGGATTTACCACGCTCAACCAAAATATCGGTGCGCCGGAAGTGTGGAAAGTAAACTGCGGACTTATCAATATCAACGCGGCCACGCCACCGGGACTGTACCGCATCAACTGTAGCGTAGGCGTGTTCCCAGGCGCACAGACGGTCAACCTCACAACCAATCTTCTGGTCGGTTCGCCCAGTCAGGGCGGCTTCTTCATGGAGTTCTAGGAGGCACTATGTTCAGACTCAAATTGCTAGTCGTCGCTGTTCTCGCCGTGGGGCTGACGACCTTCGCCTTCGCACAGACCAAGCCGGTAGAGCGTCCCGGTGCGGAGATTCTGGCGGAAGGCATCGTCGCTCTGCTGGTCGGCCCCTTCGCCATCATGTACGCAACGGGAACCGGCGTGTTCCAGGCGAACAAGGCGGCGGGCTACGAGTCCGTCTGCACCGCCATCCAGGGCAAGTGGATCAACGGGATGTGCGTCGGCGGTAACTGGCTGAACGTCCTCGGCTGGAAGCAAAAATGAAATGCCCACGCTGCCAGCTGGTAGCGTGGTGCATCGTCATGTTTTGGGTGATCGTTCTACTGATCGCTTTCAACTAGCTACGTGATCAACTTATTGACTAGCTCGCAGTCGTGAAACTGACGGGGGTCTTCATCCTCTAACGTGCGGAGTTTTGCGTTACATACTCTGCAGGTGTAGAGAAACCCGTCAGAGTCGGCTCCCTCAAATACGAAGCCTATCCAACCTGTAGGCTTGACCCTCCCCTTGGGGAAGCTGTACAGCGGGGCATACTCCGGATTGATCGAATTGACCAGCTCTTCGTGACGCCGGATGGCCTCCGCTACTGCGGGGCCGTGATCGTCCAGTCCCGCCGCTTTGTTGAGCTTCCTCTGATACCGGTCATTTCGCTCCTTGATCTGGGCGATGTACTTCTCCAGGAAGTGGTGGGCCTTCTCCAAGTCCTCCAGCCCGTTCTTCTTCCAGGCCCGCTCGACGTACTTGGTGATCTGAGCCTGCATGTAGTCGAGTCCTAGGCGCTGTACGCGATCCCAGTGCTGCTCCCCGCCGTTGTGATAATGCGTACCTGCTACCTGACGATCATTTGGATCCACGATTTCCTCCTGTGAAGTAAGCGAACAACTCGATAGCTGCCTCGTTATCCCTGAGCTCGTTCTCCAGCAACTTGGTACAGTACCGCAGCCCGTTCTCGTAGATGGGGATAAAGCCCTGATTGCCGGACAATACCTCCATCTTAGCCTTATACATGAGAGACATCATGTCGGCAAACTTGAGGACGGGGGCCAGCTCAAGGGGCAGATCGAAGTCTGCCCCAGCCGCCTCGGCAATCTCCGCCTCCGCTGCGTAGAGATTACCTGAGAGCGCCGGGAAGTCCCACTTGGCGGTCGCCGGTATGTCCCCCGTAATGGCCTCAGCGATGTCGTGGTAGAGCGCCGCACGTACGAGGGCCATTGGGGGCGACTCGTTGTACATCGCGAAAATTATCGCCAGAACCGAGGCTGTATGGTGACCTACTGTCTCCGTAGTAACCACCACGGGGACCGTATGGAAGCGCCGTACAGCGAAGCCGGCGTGGGCTAGTTCAAGTAGCTTGTGATTCATTTCACTCTCCGTTCAAGCCAGCGAAGGCAGGCAGTAGCCCAGTCGTCATCGTGTATATTATGCGCCCAATGTGACGCTAGGGGCAGGTCGCCCTCCTTGTAAGCGTCCCACGCCGCGAGCATGGGGACGGCGTTGTCGCGAAGAATGCGGCACTGCCAGTTACCGTCTGGATCCATATCCTCCACGAAGTCCAATGCCTCCTCCCAGTAGAGGTTGTTGGGAGAGAAAGGATGGCGCCGGTAGGAGGGATTGAGTTGATACCAGTTGTCCGGTGCCTCCTGATACTTGTCCTCCCCTCCCCAGCCCTCGTACACGTGTAGGTTGTTCGTGAACTGGTATAGCGACCCCACTCTTGCCTCTACTGCGCGGGCGACGTACTCATGCAGGGCCGACATATGGACGATATTCGCCCCCAGCATACCCCAGACCATGTCATTCGACCGATTGAGTACGGTCATATTGAGCGACCCGGACACGATGCGGAAGTACAGCTGGGTATTGCAAGGCAAATCCTTCCCATCCCGCTCCAGGTCGAGGTGTGGATCCCACATGCTGATTACGGCCCGACGAGTGGTGGGGTCCTTCTTCAGCATATAGATGATCGCGTCGATCTGGTCGATCTCAAAGGCGTAGCGCCAGCGATACCCGTAGGCACCGTGGAGGGTCACCCCATCGTCGGAGTACTGTCGAATGTTCGCGGCGAAATGGGCGGGGAAATTGACGTTCTCCGACCCAGCAAGCATCCAGATCGCCTCCATATAGTGGAAGAACGGATTGGCGTCACGCTTGGCGTCGAACAGTACGCGCCGGTACGGGGCCGCATGGGTAACGATCACTGGCTCCTGTATGACTTGAGCCCTACCGTTGCGCGTATCCTCCCACACTGAGCAGGAGTCCTTCATCCTCTGCATGTGGGTATACGCCACGTTGACGTCGTCAAACATCAAGTTGATCGGTCTCACTTAACCTCCCAGAGTTGCTTGAAGATACGGGGCGTCAGGACCTGTACGGAGTACATCTGCGAAGTACCTTGGCGCGACGTTACGGCCAAAGTCTGACCACGCTCGCTGTCGTAGATCGTGACAGCCTTGCCCTCTGAAAGACTGAGATCAATTGCCCGGCGTACCGCTGACCGCAGCTTCTTGTAACGATAATACTGGCTGACGGGCAGGGCTCCCCCATTGAGGAGGGTGATGCTCTTCTTGCCGCTCATAAGTGTAACTCCTGATTAGAATTTAACAACCGCTACGGGCGATTTAAAAAGCCCGCCCGGTACTCTACCCTAGGGGCGACCCGTAGAATCGCCCTAGCAGGCTTAAAATCGGGCCTATTTCTTGTCTCCCGCCCGCCCCGGATAGCTCGACCGGGGCTTACCCTGACCGAGCTTGACTCGCATGTACTTATCAAGCTCGCAGAGGCAATTCTGAACGTCCTGGAGGCAGAGCTCCAGGTCCAACTCCTTCTTGATTACCCGCATCTCCCTTAGCCCCTGAGCCTGACTTATAGGTGTGCCGATCTTTCTCCCATAGACGCGATTGATACCCCGCATAGAGCCTGGGCCTACCGGGGCCCAATCCCACCAGTCGTCGGCGCTCGACAGGTGACGGGTCTGCTTGAGGTCGGCTATGACCTGACCGGCGATGAATGGTCCCACGCAGGGGTACTTCGCCTCCATGATCGTCTCCCAGCTCTTCTGAAGGCTGGTCGGGTCGAGGATGGGGGGACAAGAGAAGTAACTGGCTGAGTTACCGATCACCCAACGACTCTTGGGCACGCCGGTCGGTCCTGCGGTGATCATGTACGCCCCCGTCCAGGCCTTCTCCCCACGGTCTACGATCTGCTGTAGAATCTGCTCCGCATAAGGGGCGTCCCAAGGATCGGGGAAGCCAATAGCCTCCAGGGTCATGGGCCAGTTGATCGTACGCCCGAGTATTATGGCAGCGACGAAATTGGGGCTATCCCAATGCTTCTCGTTACGCCAGTTCTCAGCGAACCAGCGGGTGACGAAGTCATCCTCCCGCCTCACGTTACAGAACTTGTACTGTTGGAAGATGATATCGTCGGTCCAGGGCTTCTTCCATCCAGACTCCTTCTTGACCCGAATCAAGTCCCGTTCCTTGATCCAGTAGTCCATAGTGCGGAGAACGTTATCGTCCATCTTTCTTCTCCCACTTGAGTCCTTCGGGGCCGCAGAGGTTCCCAGCTTCTCGAAGCATATAGGCCTGACGTTCTGGTTGGTCGTCCACCAGACTACGATTTAGCACGTGGTAGCACTGTACCCTACCAGCCCAGTTACGGGCGCTATGCTTGCATTCGGAACAGAGTTTACGGTCCATATAGCCCCACTACGAAGTTGGTTGCGTTGAGGTGGGGAACCGTCACCGTCTTGCGCTTGAACTCAAAGTCGAGTCGGTGGCGCAGGCGTTCGATCTTCTTGACGCGATTACGGGTATTGGTCTCATCGAATACCTTGACGTTCCCCGCGTCCAGTCGGCGTTGCTTGATCCGGTCGATACAGATGGATATGGGGGTATCAAGGAAGGCGAACAGGTGATCGTCGCCATACTTCTCCGATGCCTTACCGAGCCTGCCGTAATACTCTGAGCAAAGCAGCCCTTCGTAGAACACGTGACCCGCTCTGGCGTACTCCTCAATCAACCAGATCTGGTCGTCTACGCTGCTGATCGCATCCATGCCCCCACATTGAGTCTTGTAGGGACCGATGATGAATAGTGGCTCCATCACGTTGGGGAGATGCGTCTCGTAGGCGACAATCTTCCCCCGTATGCTGCAGGTCGTTACGGGGAGAGCTGTCTTGATGATATCGTGGGCAACCGTAGATTTGCCCGAACCGCTAGTACCGTGTAGCTTGACGATCATGCTGCCCTCCTAAGTGCGGTGAATAGTCTTTCTTGAGTAGCGTCCTTCTCCAGTAGTATCTGCGCCACGTCGATGTCTCTGGTCTTAGTGGCGAGGATACGATGGAGAAAGACCCGATTGCTAGGCTGACCCTGTCTCCAAATACGCTTAATCAGCTGTTGGTACAACTCTAGGTCCCAGGTGAGCCCGTAGAAGCAGATGTGGTAGCAGGACTCTTGCAGATTGAGCCCGTGTCCGGCTGAGGCGGGGTGGGCGAGGGCGACGGGGATGATACCCGCGTTGAAGTCGTCCACCAGCTTGTCGAGCTTGGCTCCGGTGACCCCTGTAAAGCTAGGTGCATTCGGGAATACGCGCCTGATTCGATCCAGGTCATGTTGAAACTCGTAGCCGACAAGTAGGGGTGTTCCTTGAAGTTGATCAACCAGATCGACCAGCGCCTGCGTTTTGATATCGTGAATGTGATGCCCGAAATGCTCGGAATCATACAGCCCTCCGTTGGCGATCTGTCTGAGCTTGCCCCCGACTACGGCTGCGTTGGGGGCCATAACTACCGCGTCCCCAAGGATAGCGATGAACTCGTCGTCAAGTTGCTTGTACAGAGCCATCGTCTTAGCGTCCAGATCGACGAAGATGTCGTCGGGGATCAGCTCCGGCATGTCGAGGTGGTCCTCGGCAGACATACGCATCACGGACGGCTTGATCCGCTCGTAGATGCGCTCATCCGCCCCCAGCTGGAGATAGTACCCGTAATCATCATACGGCTTCTGGTAGAAGTACATCGCCCGGTAGTGAGTGATATACTTCCCCAAGGATGCGCCGCGGTCCATGACGAAGCACTGACCGAATAGGTCCATGAGCCCGTTAGGGGCAGGAGAGCCGGTCAGTATGACCCGTCTCTTGAACGCCCCTAAATGCGGCTTGATCAATTTGAACCGGGCTGTTGACGGGTCCTTGAACTTGGTGGACTCGTCAACGACCAGCATATCCACGCCGGTCTTGCGGATACCGTCGTTCTCCAGGAACCACTTGACCGCTTCCGGGTTCAGGAGATAGATGTCGGACGGCTTCTTCATACGATCCAGCTTCTCGTCGCCGTGGAGGATCGTATAAGTCAGGTCCGACGTATGGGTCCACTTCCTGATCTCGTCCGGCCAGACCTTATACATCGGTCGGATGGGGGCGATAACGAGCACGCGACTCACGGCCTGGCGCTTAATCAGCACTTTGATAGCCGTCAGTGAGACCGATGTCTTCCCCATCCCTGGGTCGAGGAAGATACCGCAGTTAGCGTGCTCCATTACGAACTTGACGCCCTCCACTTGGTAGGGGTGCGGCTCCCAGACCTTGCTCATTCCAGCTCCAGGATGAAGAGGTCTTGCGGTACGTTAGGCGGCAACCACTCAGACATAGCCGCTGCCTTGTCCCCGTAGCCCTTCAACGTGTACCTCTTGGCGATGATGTCGGAACCTAGCCAGTTGGTACCGTACTTGGCCGTCTTCCAATCGCACAAGGCCGTCTCGACCTCAGCGGGGCCAACGGGGCGATCATAATACGGAGGTGCTAGTAGCCCTAGCTGATTGATACGGAAGCACAACGCCTTGAATCCGTAGTCAACGGTATCGGTGGGGTACAGTAGCTTGACCGCCTTAGCCGGCTGAGTGGGGAGAAACTTGTGTAAATGATGCATACCGACTACAGTATGCCCTAGGCAACGGTCCATGTAGTCGGCTATCTTCAGGACGAACATGTTACCGAACCCGTACAAGTCCCGGTTCGCCAGTTTGATCAGATCGGTATACACCGACGGTAGACGCTTGAAGAAGTCCTCAGGACGGGGAGAGAAGTCAATCATGGATTGAAGGGTCAGGACGCCGCCGTTGCCTCGGAAGTGACGACGCATGTTCCCGCGAGAGGCCGTGGGGTAGATATGCTTCAAGTGACCCCAGAAGGCTGAGCCCTCTATGTCCGCAGCTCTAGCTGCTACGCCCATGTCGTAGTAGGCAAGCATACCTACGCAGAACCGAGCGGCCCAGTCGTACCCCCACTCCTTACGGGCGCGGGCTACTGCGAAGTAGACGGGGTCATTGTCGCCAATGGCGAAGTCAACGCGGGCGTAGTCCTCAAATGTCCGGACATATCTTGACAAGCTCGTCGATTGCGGCTCGCCCGTCGCGGAAGTTATCAACCACGACAACGGCAAATCCTTGTGATCTGATGAGACCATGTACATGCTCCTGTATAAGTGTGGGCTCTTCACCCGGTCGTTTTACTTCAATGAATAGAATGCCCCCGTTCTTCAGGAACAGTCTATCCGGCCAACCGCGCCGGTACTTCACGTTCAACTTCAGTACGAGCACGCCCTGATCCTTGGCGTACTCCGTGAGATTCTCCTCTATGCTACGTTCTAGTATCATCGTCCTACCTTACACGGTCCACCGTACTTACCGTGGTAACCGCAGAAGCGACAGGCGTTGGTACTCGGCGTGGCGGGGAATATGGTCTCCTCCTCAGCGTTACCGATACGCCCATCCATCAGCATACGAATAGGCTTCAGCCGCTCGACGGGGACAGTCTTAGGTGGCGTCACGATACCCTGATCGACGTAGATCAGTCTGGTCGTAATCTCTTTGACCTCGGGGTACTCCGCAGCAGCGAGGGCCGTGTAGACCTCCATCTGCTTCGGGTGGCTGTCGTAAATCTGCCCCGTCTTGAAGTCCTCGATGTACAGCGTATCCTCGTGGACGTAGTGTACGTCTATGATCCCACGGAAGTAGGCGTCAGGAGCCTTGTAGTCGACCGGCTCCCACTTATCGTTGACGGCCATCTTCATTTCCGGGATGGCGCGTCGAGCCTTCAGACCCATCACGTGGGCCGATACCTTCTGGTAAGACGGAGGGCAGAGGAACGTCTTGTTCAGAAGGTAGTTCTCACCTTCCAGGTGAATCTTTGTCCCCCGTTCAGCAGCCGGCGACTGCGGCTTGGACTCGGGTAGGTTCTCCACGTACGAGTACCAGTACGACTTGGGACAGTCCTCGTAGCAATTTAATCTTGAGTACGACCAAGGTCTCATGACTTACCCTTCAGGCGTAGCATCAGATTGCGGTAAACAACTGGAGCACTTGCGTAGCAGATCGACGCGATCAAACAAGGTCGGCAAGTGAAGCGGGTAGTGCACTCGCATTCTGGTACTCGTTTCTTGCCGAATCGTTTACTCACATATCCTCCGCTGCTCGCCAGCCTTTGAAGACAGGATGGCGTGGTTTCTCCTTGACTCCGATGAGCAAGGATTCGTACGTCAGTACCTTACCTTCATACGCGGGTCGGTTGTCCCAGATCGTCTGGCGTTCTTCCGCAGTGAAGCCCGTACCCACGTTGAACTGGATCAAGGTATTGACGTCCTTGACGATCAGCGCCCCCAAGGTGCCTAGGGGTACCATGTTCGCCTTATGCGAGGACCGCTCAGCATAACCGAGGGCGTCAGTCTTGAGCTCGTTGGCGTTGTGGAGCTGCTCCTCAAAGCCGATCACGATGGCCTCGGCGGTATTGTGACGCTTCAGCTTCAGCAGGGTTCCCTCCCGCGTTGTCGCTCTTCCATGCTTGTAGGGGCCATGAATGTCGCGTAGCATCAGCCCCTCGTAGCCGACTGCGAGATAGTCCCTTTCCATCTTCATCAGCTCCTCCATACAGTCGACGGTCGTATGGGGGACAGGAGTGATCCGCTCGTAGTCGCAGAGATCGCAGGCTCTGGTAAATCGCTCCTTGAAGGGGCCGATAGTGACCAGATCGAACACCCGGAACGTCAGTCCGTCGATGGGGGCGTCGTGAGACATAACGACCTTCATCGTATCGCGGAATACCGTGGGGGAGTAGGCGTGACCTACGATCAGCTCCCCGTCCAGAGCGTGCTCCGACCGGAACAGTTCGTTCACTGCTCGGTTCGGGATCGGCTTGAGGCTACGCGTCAGCAGCGTCCCGTTCTGGAACGTGGCGCGTACGCCGTCCAGCTTAGGGGATGCTATGAGGGGGAATTTCAACGAGTCCAAGTCTGCGTCGCTCGCCAGCATAGGCTTGAACTTCATTTCCCGCTCCCTTCTGGCGCTGGCTTGGCATTCGCGCTGCACCACGCTATCCATACGTCGAACGGATCGCGTCTCTTGAAGCGCGGGTCGTTGGCAATCATGTCCTGGCAAACTTGCCCCCATGCGCCATCGGATAGATCGTCCAGCCCGGACAACAGGCCGTTGAGATATTGCTTGTCGGCATCGTTGAACTTCATTCTTCACCCTTGTCGAAGAGGTCATGGAGAAGCTCCTCCAGCGGTACGCCTGTCTTCTTGGCCGAGTCCGCTGTATCCCATATGGAGGGCATGAGAATGGGTAGACGGGCCGTCAACGCGCAAATCTGCCCCCGCTCCTCATCGGTCGCGTCCATACCTGCGTCCAGTATGAGCGTATGGGCCAAGGAGAGCTTGATGATAGGGGGCATACCCTCCGTCAAGTCCTTCATGACGACCGCGAAGGGCTTGAGTAGGTGCATGGGATTATCCTTCATACGACCGCCATGGCGAGTAGCATGACGAAGATCAAGCCGACGAGAATGAATACGACGCACTCTGCGGGGTCGATTCGGTTCATCGGCGGCCCTTGCCGCTCGTTGGAGAGTCTGGTGGTATCGCTTCTCATGAGAGCCACCTCACAACGTAGCCTACCACGAAGCCAAGGGCGAAGGCGAAAGTGGCCAAACCGACGCCGATCTTGGCGAGGTCGTCAGCAAGTGCTTTAGTTGGATCAATCATTTGTACTCCTGTAAGTTATGCCAGTCGGGGCCGACTTCTACAGCGGCCTTGAACGGTACATCCCAGCCTTGCTGCTCTTCCATCGACGCCAGAATCTCCCCCACATTCTCGCGTAGGTGATCCGGGTCGACACTGAAGACGTTCTCATCATGCACCGTCGCAAGGAATCGACGGGTAGATGTAGCGTAGCCGATAGTGCCGATTGCTTCCTTCGTCTGGTCGGCGGCGCTGCCTTGAATCAGGTAATTCGTCAGCTTGTAGGAGAAGTCCCACTGTTGCCCCTTGACGATTCTGGGAGGCTCGGCGTGGATGAGACGACCACCCCATGTCCGCACGGGGAGTCCTTGACGTCCCCTTTTACTGACGTCGTCCATGAGCTCTCTGAATCCGGGCAGTGCTTGAAAATAGGCGGCTCTGATTCGGGTAGCGGTGGCTTTGTCCACGGCCAGTAGGGCAGCGAGTGAAGGAATGCCTGACCCATACAGGAGACTGAAGCCCGTAATCTTGACCATCTTGTGGGGTATATCAAGGCCTGCTTCCCGCTTGATGAGGGAAGCAACCACAGCGTGGAAGTTTGCGGTGGGGTCGTCTCTGTAAATCTGAGCAGCTCGTCCTTCTGCGAAATGGCTCGCAATGCGCATTTCCTGTCCGTTGAAGTCGGCGCTGACCAGCACATGGCCTTCGTCTGGGAGTATATACTGACGCAGGAAAGGCAGTGGGGGCAGCGAGTCCGGGACGTCACCTTTGAGCTCGGTGGGGACGTTTTGGAAATTGGGGTTGCTTGAGGATAATCTACCAGTTCTAGTTCCATACTCGTCGCCCTTAACTTGGTTCCATTGAGGCCGTAGTCGGCCATCGTATGAGGAGAATTCCAACCACGGTCGCATGAACGTAGTCAGGAGAGTCTTTAAGTGACCCCGATAGCCTAGCAGCGCTCTCAGAGTAGGGTCTTTCACCGCCTGATCCATCGACGCCTTGGCGGTAGACAGCTTCCCCGTAGGGGTCAGGAGGAAGTCCGACTCATGCGCCATACCCGACTTGAGTAACGCTCGGGCCAGCTCGACGGACGAGTCAGGATTACAGTCGCCAACCACGGCTAGCAGTCGGGCGTTGACTTGGAGCATTACGCCCTCAAACTGCTCCAGATCACTGGCTAGGCCGTCGCGGTCAATACGACAACCCTCGGCCTCGGACTGGGAGAGAATGGGGGCGATACGCTGCTCGCGCCGGTAGGCGGCCAGCATACCCTTCTTGTTGACGAAGTCGTGGAGGTGGTCGAATAGCTTGCGAGTACGGAACGTGTCCCCATTCGCGTATCGCCCCACGAGGTCACCTGGAGCCTTACAGATGTCCGCGCCGGGCTTGAATCCGTGAGCCTTGAGCCAGGCGTCCAGCTCGTCCTTCTCATCCGGGGGCAACTGGAGGATACGCTCGGCGCTCGGCTTCAGCGATAGGCTCGGGGCATGAACGTCGTACAGGTAGTTCAGGAAGAGCGTATCATGCACCTCCAGAACGTCCTTGGGGTAGGGGAGACCCATATGTACACGCGCTACCTCAGTGTCGAAGCGGGCGTGGTGGAAGCAGATCGGCTGACCCCAGATAGCAGCTAGGGCAGCTCGGGCATCCTCGTATGTAGCGTTGTTCCCCGTCGGGTGTCCCCAAGCCAGATAGAACGGCTGTGAGGCCTCCGCATGCCAGATGGATACGCCGACTGGCTTCGGCGGATACTGCGGCCAAGGCGCAATCGCCTCGGTCTCAAAGTCTACTATGTGTAAGGTCATAATCTCTCCGATTAGGTAACGCCCGGAGGACGCTACCGAATCGGCGCTAACAGGCTTATTAGCCTGCTAGCGCGATTCTACGCGACGGCTAGGGGTCGGAGTACCCTAGAATTTCCGCACCCCCTCAGCGACTGACTCGTTCGGCTTGTCGTACGGAGCCGTCAGAGCCGCATTGCTCTCCCGACGCTTGTTGAGAAGCGTCTGGATCGCCGGCCCGTCAGGGATACGATCCAGGAGGGCGAAGTGGACCTGGAACTGAGTGCGGGCGTCCGGTACCACGCTGAGCTCCGTCTTGACGCAGATGGGAGGAATCTTCAGCACGTTCGCGATCTGGCTGGCGTACGCCGACCAGTTCTTGACGGACATCACCGGAATCTTGGCGAAGACGACCTCAGCCTTCTCGTTGCCGATGTCGTCGGCGCTGATGAAGGAGATACGCCTGACGTTCTTACAAGCCTTCCCCTTACCACCGCCGGGATCGCTTCCCCAGGCGTTCTTCGGGCACTGATCGCAGGTCTCCGCTTGAGGGGCGAGCGACTCGGGATGCGGCTTCAAGTCCTCGTCGTTCTCAGCGAACGCGAAGCAGTGCGGCGTGGCGGGATTGTTGGGATCGTAACGCTCCTTGTACCACTGGTTCTCGAACAGGGACTGGAGGACGACAACGGGAGCTTTGTTGTCCTTCATCTTCATCCCGTTGATGTTGAGCTGACCGCCTTGGAAGCTGGCCCAGTTACTCTGGGGCTTCTCGGCGGCTTGCGTCGCGATGGTCATCGCGTTCAGCTCCTCCATGTACGACATCACTTGCGTTCCTGCGGGTGCTGCTTCGGGTTTAGCCACTTGAGACTCCTATTTGGATACGGACAGCGTGTACTCGGTACGTGAGGTCACACCAGGTACGACCTCGCCTGCTTCCCAGCGCTCCTTGACGGCAGCGATGGTAATACGCTTGTGGAGAAATTCCCAGGCATCGTTCTCCTTGATGTAGGCGTATACCTGGGGCCAATCCTCCACGAGAGGCTCGTTGCTCGCCTTCATCTTGACGGTGCCGTTACCGGCCCCCAGCGCCGCGATCTTCTGATCGCGGAACTGCTCGATGATGACCTTCTTCAGGTCATCCTCGGCCTCCTTGAGCGTCGCGGCGACCTTGTCGGCCTCCAGACGCTGGGCTCGGGCCTCGATGTAAGCCGAGACCACGTCGGGTAGATGGGAGGAGATCATCCGTCGCTCCAATTATAAGGGGAGTAGATGGAGGTCTTTTCTTGACAACGAACCATCAAAAGCGCCTCCTCGTCAGTTGTGGGATACTTGGGGAAGTGCTTACGCACTAGCGTCTTAAAGCCATCCGCGAAGGTTTGAACAAACTCGTATTGTTGATCGTCGTTCATGAACGCTGCTCCTTGCCCGTACGCATGTACCGACGGGCCTTGCGGATAGAAGCGCACTTGCACACGAACTCGTCTCCACGAAGTATCGTGACGCCGATACGAGTGAGCTTGGCCCCCTCGCAGTAGTGGGTCGAGCTAGGATGCTTCTTACGCATCGATGTCTCCCAGGATGGGGTTGCACACCCACTCCACGAGGTCCACTTCCTTCTCGGGCTGGGCGGGTACGGCGGGGATGATCTTCTTCCCCACGACCTTACGCTCGCAGACGGAGCTGCGATAGAACACGGCCTGCAGCGTGATCCCGCCGAACTGCTTCGTCAGGCGGAACATCGAGTCATCGTAACGCTTGGTGCAGTTGCCGAAGGCGCGCATGGCCGTAGCGGCACCCTCGCGGGTATCCGGCATGCGGTAGATCGCCATGTGGGGCTCGGGCAGTCCGACGTCAGGATTGTCGGCCAGGAACTGGGCGACCTGACGTAGGCCGTCGATGTAGTTCTGACGTTCGGACTTCAGGTCGGGGTCTTGATTGACGTACGCGGGAGTGGCGTAGCCCTCGTCTACTGCGGGATCGTCATGATCCGGGTGCTGGTGGTTCATTTTACACCTTTCACTAGAACGGTCGAGCGAATGCGCGACCTAAGACTATTATACCGGAGAAGAGCTGGAGAGTCTAGCCCTTTCGATTGGCTAGAACTTCCTACCAGCTAGTTTAGCGGCCAGATCCAACTGAGCCTTCAATTCTTCAGGAGTGTAGTTACCGGGCTTCCACTTAGAGGGATTACGCAACACTCGAATGCGTAAACGCTCAGTTCCCACAGATACGGTCTTGCCCCCGTTCAAGTGGATCATTACCTCAGTATTACGTTGGAACTCGCTGTTTCGCTCGCCCTCGCTCATACTGACGTATGGGGGCATATCTTTGATGCGCTTCACCTCCATTACCTCAATATCCTCGGGCAAATCCTCAATGAACTCCCTCGCCCTCACTACGGGGTAATTGGAACTGGCCGATACCTCAGTGGCCGTTGCCGTATCCAAGTGGCCCTTAAGCGCAACGTACTTCTCTTTGACGTCGAGTACGCTCAAGGCTCGGTGACGTATCGTACCAGCTACAAGCTTGGCGTTAGCCTCAAAGTATTTGCCGAGAGCGGTTGCCGCTACTCTACAAGGATGGGTGGGATTGTTAGCGGTGTCTCGTGGTATATCGGGACACCAATTACGTCGATTGTCCGCACCGCTAATGCTAGGACCAGGAGGATTCTGACTCACGATCTTAGCTGCTAAATTCAAATGGGGGCGATTACCCTGTATGTTCTTACGTTCAAGGGAGATATACTGAGAGCTGACGGCCTTACGCAGATATGAAGTAGTCACCCCTATGTTCCAAGTCTCGATATTCAACTCGTCCGCGAAGGAGCAGAGAGACTTGATCAGCGACTCCTCAAACCGACCGCCAATTTGATCCCAGAGTCTGGTATTGCGGCCGTTAATGCTCAACGACCTCATGATTAGGCTCGGCCAGAGTGACTTGCCTGACCCGCCTGATCCGTATAGGTGCAAGAGAATATCATGAACCTCCCCCGGAAACTGATGTACGTGGGCGATCCAGGTCCACCAGTCAGATCGTTGCTGCTCGTCGGGGATGAACAGCTCAAGATGGGCGTCGATGAGGCGATTGGCTTCTGGGTCATTAGCCAACTCGGGCGCGTCGTCAACGTAGGTATTGTACCCACCGTTAGGTAGGTCAGGACCCTCCCCAGGATTCCACTCGGCGTATCTGCGAGCGTATCGGAATGGAGAGGTCATATAGTCAATGTCTAGCCTCACATGCCGCTTGCGCCCCGTAACCATATCGACTACGCCACCTAGAGGCTTGTAAGGCGCGAGTGCTGCTTCAAAGTCGTGGGCGCTTTGGTAGCCCCCAACTCCATTGATCAGGCTGGGGACATAGAATGCTCCCTCGTCCTCAATGTACGGGCCGCGAGCTATACAAGCGGCTTGGAAGGCTGACGCTTCGATTACGTCACGTAAGTCCTTACAGGAGTCGATCAGTTTCTGGTAGTCATGCCCGGCCTTGAGGTAGTCGTCAAGACCAGTCTTGTAGTCGTCTCTCAGTGAGGGTACGAAGCCATACCTCACGTTCAGCTTCTTGTTGATTGACTTAGCCGCGTTGGCGATCTGTAGCCCTAGCCGCATCATAGCGCGGAAGGCAGCTTCTTTCTTGGGCTTCTTAGATGTCGAGTTAGGGGCAGCGTCGGAGTCCCAGATGATGGAGACGGTCTCAGTCTCTGGATGGGTTACGAAGTACTCCAACGTACCTTTCAATTCCCACTTCTTATCGCCGCCGTTCCACCCGCACAAGCCCAACGTGGGAACTCCATATTGAGTCCCGCAAGCAGCCTTGGCCTCGCCCTCAGTAATGACTAGGGTGGGATGCTTGAGCTTGAGCATCGCTGGGGGTATGAAGACAGGCGTGGGATCATTCTTCCGGCCCGCATATTTCTTGTGGCTCTCTGCCCAGTCGTCCTCAAACTGCTCTCGGCTCTTGTTCGGGGGATGGACCTCTGGCGGGGCAGGAGGATCGCCTAACCAACGAATACGATGGCATACCAACATGCCGAACTCATTGAAGCAGGGGATGAGAATACCATCCCGCGTCTCGTACCACTCTTTGGAGTTGTATCGCCCAAGTATCTTGAGCGCTTCAGCATTGGATATGGCTATCCAACCTAGGGACTTGATCGTATCGTCTGTAAGTCCCCACGAATCGAACTGAGCTTTAACTTCAGCTATGCGTCGCGGATAGTCGTCTGTGACTAAGTGAAGGGGAGTGCCCTCAAACGCCATGATCGAGCCTTGGTAGTAAGATCGGTCTGGAGTTCGCGGTAACCAGTGAGGGCATTGCACCCTAGAGCAACTGTTTACTGCTTATCCCAATGGACCGGGCCTAAGTGGCCACCTAGGCTCCGACCGATGCCCCTAGTATACTACGGGGCGCGGGCGAAGTAAAGCCCCGAATCTTGCGATTCGGGGCTTTTTACTGCGGGGTTACGGTGTTACTGCATCGTCGCTTCGGCTGCCGGTTCGGCGGCAGCAGCTTCGGCCTCGGCTTGCGCCTTCAGCAGCGCCTTCGCCTCCAGCGTGGCCTTGGCGGCCGCGATACGGGCAGCTTCGGCCTCCAACGACTTCGGGATGCGAGCGGGATTGGCCCGCGCCGCCTTGCCCTCGTGACGCGTGAAGCTCGTGCCGACGAAGTCCATTGCGGGCTTCAGGTAGTCGAGCGTGATGAAACCCGACACGTTGTCGCCCGGCAGCGTCAGCCAGATGTACTCGATCACGTTCTCCGGCGGCGTCCAGCCCTTGTTCGACGTCATCTGGAAGGACGCATCGGTGCCGTCGATCTGGACGTTGCCCACGACCGCTGCCTTACGGGGGAGATTGTTGCGGCGGTCGAAGTGGTACTCGGTACCATCCGCGGCGCGGAGGAAGATGCTCGGAGCCTTCGGCTTGATCGGAGCAGCGTCCTCGGTCGTCTGGACTTCGGTCTGAGCGACTTCGACTTGCGGATCGGCTTGCGGCGTTTCGTCTTGGTACTTGCGGTTCTTGGCCATGCTGTACTCCTTGATTAGAGGGTTGACGGTCTGGAAATGTCCTAGACCGAACCTAGAGCATAAACGAAAGTCTCTGGTTCGTCTAGGGGTTTTGGTTGCTATTACTTGATACCTACGAAGATGGCGTAAAGCAGCCATACGCCGATGACGGCGTACGTCTTGGGGTTCTCGCAGAACTCATCGACGCAGACGGCGAATATGGCGCAGACGCCGAAGATGATGGCGAAGGCGCCTACAATGAGGACGGCAAGCTCTATCATGATGGCTTCTTAGCTTGATCTCGTTTGGCGTGCTCCGCCCCATGTTGCTTGGCTTGCTTCAACGCGGAGTCCTCTGCGTAGTATCCCACGCTTCGCCAGTTACACCGACGACACGCAGCGTGGTAACTACGACGGCCAAGTATGGTCAGCTCTACTACATCTACGCGAACGGTTTTCACTTTGAGCTCCTTACAGCCAGTAGCCGTCGATACTGCCGCGGCCAAAGTAGACTTTCATCACGACGGTCTCGAAGCTGGCCGAGCGCAGGATAACGTTCACCTTGTAGAGGGTAGCTCTACAACCATTCTCGTCCTCAAACTCGTCAAGAACGACGGGGACAACGGGTCTACTGCCGATCAGATAGATCGCGAAGGGGATGGTATCCTCTCCCATCTCGGGGTTCCAGTGAATCGTCGGAGCCGTCAGTCGGTTCCGCGTCAGGAGTAGGATTGTCCCCTTCAGGAACTCCTCACCAAACAGCTCCTCCACGCCGATCTCCTCAATCCCGGCGGGGATAGCAAGGGAGTTGATGATCCATTTCGGGGTTACCAGATAGGGGTTGGAATCGGGTACAGTTTGCATCTCTTTCCTTAAGTGTTATGGGCAGGAATACCCAGATTAAGTCCTAGCCCCGAAGTCAGGGGTTAGGACTCAATCGGAGGACTCTACTCCAGGGGTTCGGCCCGGAACTGGACTACGGGGTACATCGCCCGGGCAGCGGCCTCGGCTTCAGCTTCCGTAGCGTAGCAGTCGGTCGGGTCAGTATCGTCCGGCCAATTCGTCGGACGGTGGACGGGACGGGGGAGAAACTGGGCCATCGTGGAGGCCGGATTCGGGTCGTCAGTCGTCGGTCGGGCGTCCAGCTTCCCGTCGGTCAGGTAGTCGAAGGCGGTCACGATTGGAGCCGTCATCGTCCCGCTCCAAACGAGCCAGTCGGTACTCGCGTTGGCCCAAGCCCAACCCCGGAAGAACTTGTCGTCGACGTAGAAGGTGACGAAGTGGGTCGCCCCGTCGGGGAGAACGGCTGGAAGTTGGAGCGGCTCCCGGTCGTACAGGGTTACGTTCGTCGCCAAGCGGCAATCTGGAAGCTTCATTTTATTCACTTTATACCCTTTCCAAGTTAGTCAGGTTACGGGCGAAATGCCCGATCTAGGATTATACCCTAGATCAGGCGTGGTCGTCTCTGGAACGGGATGGGGCTTACTCAGGTACGTCCGCCATCGCGACGTACATCGGGTGGACCTCAAGATTCGACGCGGGGCAGTCGCATTCGCGCCCCATCGTCTCGTCGGAGTCAAGGTTGTAGAAGATCGACCGCGCCCCGATGGGGGAGATATTCTTAGTCGACCAGTTTAGGAGAGGGTGCTTCTTACAGGTCAGCGTGATATGCTGACCGTACGGGGCTTTCTGGGTTATACGGCTCATGGGTTCGGTCCTTAAGTGGTTAGAATCGGGGTTCTTGGTTTACCTGGTACGGGCGAATTGTCGCGCCCTTTAAGTGCTTTGGTGTTCGGAAAGCACTTAAAGGGCGACCCCTTTCGGGGCCACCCTTCCTACTCCAGTTTAGGCGCGGGCCGCGAAGGTCACCTTAAACTTCGCGATTCGGCCAGCTTCGGTCTCGGTCTTATTCGTCACCCGCTTCGGATCGGGCCGGGCGGCCTTCCCCTCCACGATCTCGATTTCTTCCCCGGCCAAGGTCGTCGCCGCGACCGCGTAATCCAGGGTTAGGAAGTAGGCCACGCCGTCGAAGGGGAGCCAAATATATTCCAGGATATAGTCGGGGTCGGTATTCCAACCCTTATTCGACGTAATTACGGCAACTTCGGGGTTCCCGTTAATTTGGACCGAGATCTTACCGGATCCACGCTTCGGGAGGTTCGGGCGCTTTACGAGGTTATACTCGACGCCAGCGATTTTAGCTTTCATTTTTTACCCTTTACTAGATCGGGGAGACTAGGATAGTCACGCTACCGATAAAGAGATTATACCGGAGGCCAGCGGGGAAGTCTACTACCGTTCGTCGGCTAGCAGAAATCGGGGAGCGGGGGAACGGGGCCAGGAACGTCGTACGAACGTTCGAGGCCGGGGCGTAGGATCGGGGGGAACGGGGGAACGGAGTTTAGTCCGTATCGGAGAAGGGCGCTAGATTTACCCCCCCCCCCTTTCCGTTCCCGCCGTTCCCGATCCGTACCCCCCGCCCCCAAAGACCCTCCCACCCGAAGGGTCTTAGGTTAGCACCTACCAACCGGCCCGGCCGGCAAGTTATTAAGAAC